AGTACTAGTTGATGTTGTAGTAGTAGTACTTGAGCTTGTGGTTGTCGAACTAGTACTAGTAGATGTAGTAGTACTAGTAGATGTGCTTGTTGAAGTAGTGGTTAGGTCTGCTTCTTGTGAAGTACTAGCTGTTGGATCATTTGTAGAACCGCTTAATGAAGTTCCATATTCAACTCTGATTCTTCCAACACTTCCATCTCCACCTTTGTTGTTTGGTGAATCTGTCATAGTACCACCAGTTCCCTTACTAGCAGTAATTAAGTTAGTTCCTATTGTGACCGTTGTTCCTTTCAATAAAACAGATCCACCAGCTCCTCCACCACCAGCACTTCCATCTGAGTTAGATCCGCCAGCTCCAGTAGTTTGGATAGCTCCTGACACTGTGATGCTTTTGGAAATAACAATAATTAATCCACCACCATTTCCACCATGAGGAGTGTCTCTTAAAGAACCACCTCCACCTTCTCCACCAAATACTATTTCTGTTAAAGCAACATTTCCAGCTGCTTCTCCTCCAAGACCCTTTTCGTTAGTTTCAGTCGATTGTCCCACTGCACCAGCAGCGGCATTTCCTCCACCTCCACCAGTGTTCTCACTACCGTTTCCAGAAGCTCCACCACCGTTACCATTAGCAAGGTGAGAAATATTACCAGCTCCACCAGTACCTTCTCCCTGATCTCCTGCTGTGCTTCTACCTATACCATTGTTTCTATAGCCAAGACCATCCAAGTTTCCAGTTCCTCCAAAAGTAGCAGAAACACTTGCCACAATACAGGCTATTCCACCAATGTCTTCATCCCAAGCTGTTGCACTTAAAGTTTGACTAGAAGGACAGCTAAAAGTAGTATACTGAGGAATAATAACTGCTTGTGATTTACTTTGATAGGCATTAACTAGAGCAGTAGTAAAATTAACTACAGTATCAGCAGTTGAATCAACAGTTAAAATTTCCCAAACACCAGCATCAGTTGTAGTATTTCCTCTTGACTTATGAAGCATTACTAAATCACCTGCTGAAAAATTAGCTTCATCTCCAGAGGCTACAGCTATGGCTGATTCTGTTGCTGTTCCAGTACAAGGATAATACCCGTTTAAGGTTTCTGTTCCACTAACAGTTTTAGTACCATCGTGCCCATCGCCAAATAAGAGTTGCGGTAGTTGTGCCATATTTTTTTATAAATACCTTGGTCTGTAAACAACCTGTAGAGTTCCTCCCTGAGTAGTACCAGAGTAAGTCACTGTAAAGTTAGTTTCGCCTGGTTCCCATCGAGAGAACACACCTTTTTGGTCAATAGACGCGGTATCTTCCAAGATTAATTGATTTGCATAGTTAAATTCCAATTCACTGCCATAAGCTAGTGTTGTAGTAGCACCAGTTCCAGACCACATGATGTATTCTGAAGTTGGTGAATAGTCGATCTTTAAACCTGATAGGGTTGTTTGTCCTGTGCTACCAGAAGCATTAAAGTGAATCTCTGGCTCTGCAAATACTGTTCCAGAGATTGTCATTGTATGACTTCCTGAAGAAGTACCAGAAGCAACTGTAAAGTTAGTAGTATGTTGTGGGGCTTGGAAAAATGGTTCAGCTGCTATAAATTCCATCTCTATAGGAACGATTGATTGGCTATAATGAGGGTCAGTAACAGTAACAGAAGAAACAATTGTTTCAATACTTCTATCGCTGTCAATCTCCAATGTTCCTATTTCTTTTCTAGTCACATTAAGATGTAGCTCATCAATTTTTGTTATCAAATCACTTGAGTCAGAACCAAGAATCCAGCCTGTTAATCTGATTCTCCTCTCTGCAAATTCAGTTGATACAACTTTTTTACCAGGTTTAGTAGCAATACTCTCTAGTGACACCTCTCTTCTAGGAATAGTTCTGTATTCCACATTGGTGGTGACATAGTTTGCGTCTTGTAAGCTGAATGTATTAAATATTGGGTTTGCCATAGTTTACTCTTTAGAATCCGACTCCAAATCGGCTTAATTCATTTTGTCTACCAAGAATTCTTAAAATTTTATCTGCTAATTGAGCTGTTCTTTCCTCGCTGTCCATAACAATAGGTCCAGTCATGTTAATCGTGACTCCACCACCACCACCACCAAAGGGAGCGTCTATATTGCTTCCTCTAGGTAGAATTCTTTCACCTCCATGGGCAAGGATTGGAACTGGTTTTCCTACATCCCCTGGGACAATTCCACCGTGTTGCATGGGGGTATAATTCAAATCAGGAGTATAGTTAAGTTCCCCACTCTTGCCACCTTCCATTCCGAAGAACTCTCTTAATTTCGTTATTGCGTTATCAACCCATCTAATCACAGCCATAATAGGCTTGATATATTTGTTTTCAATGTGATCCATAAATGCTAAACCAATTCTGCCAACAATATTATCCATTGCTTCAAATTTTTCTTTCCAAGTTTTCCACCAGAGCCTGACTTTTTCAATAAGCTCTTGACCTTTATCTCTAATCTTGTCCCAATTTTTAATAATCAAATATCCAATTGCAATGGCTGCAGCAATGACTGCCACCCAAAGAAAGATTACTCCTATAGACAGGTTTAACCCTGCTGCAAATAACCAAAGTGCATTATGTGCAAATTTTAAAACCACTACTAACTTTCCAACAAACATAAATAAAACTCCAACTCCCTGTGCTGCCATACCTAGGAAAATAAGAACTGGTCCTAATGCAGCAAGAATTAATCCCCATTCTATTCTTTGCTTTTTTTGTTCCTCGCTTAATTCTCCGAATTTTGTAATTAAAGGATCAATATATTTCCCCCACAATTCTACTAAAATTGGAATCAATTGTTCTGCTACAAATATTTGTAGCTCTTCCCATTTAGCTGTCATTCGTCCCATCTGTACTTCAGCTGATCCAGCAGCAATATCTAGTGCTCCCATTAATCTATTCATTGCCTCTTGAGGGTCTTTTGTCTCCTCTAAGATACGCTTATATTCTGATTGTTCAGAAGATAAATCGTTCATTACAACCATGAATTGGTTAACAAAGTTTCTTCCAGCTACAACGGTTGCAAAGTTAGCTTGTTGAGCCTCTGTCATATCGCCCCATTTTCCAGCCATGCCTTCCAAAACTTCATTTAACGGAATCAAATTACCAGCACTAGTACTTGTTTCAATGTTATACTGAGCCAATGCTTCGGCAGCTGCGGTGGTCGGAGCAATTATTCTAGTAGTAATTGTTTTTAATGCTCTTGAGTTTATTGATACAAGATCTTGGTTTTTTTGTAATACACCTAGCAATGCAGCCTGTGCTTCTATAGGAACATTAGCGGTTTTCATTGCAGCACCAAACCTACCTATTCCAAAAGCAATATCATCAAATCTAGCAGCGGATTCGTCTTCAACAACGTTTAAAGTAGCAAGAGTCTGCAATAAATCTTCTCCTCTTAAATTAAATGTTTGCATCAAAGAAGTAACTAATCCTTGTGATTGTGCTAAATCTAAATTACCTAATTGCGATAACTTAACGGCGTGAGTAGTTGCATTAATGATTTCTTTTACCTCAAAACCCATAGCACCAAATTCTTCCATCGTACTCAATATCTCTATTCTGCTTTTACCCCACTCTATTGCTAATTTGCTAGCCGCAGGGATTAAATCAGCTTCCATTTCTTTTGCTGTCATCTCCATTACTTTTCTAACACCTCTAACTGCTGAATCAAATTTTACAAAAGTATCAATAGCTGACTTACCAAAAGCTATAAGAGGAGCTGATAGCTGTACAGATAGAACACGACCCACCCTTTGCATAACTCTACCAGCAACTTCTAATTTCTTTCCTATGGCACCAATTTGTTTAACTGCCCCATCAAGTTTGTTGACCACCCCTTGAACAACCTGGGAAGCTCTATCTTCTGCCGTAATTTGTATATTAACTTGTTTGTCTGTCATATATTATCTCAACTTACTTTTGCCTTTCATTTCAAACTGTTTTGCTTTTATTTTTTCTACAGTATTTTCAGCTTGCATATAAAGCATAAGCCTTTCTATAAACCAGAGTGGCTGGGTAGCAATTTCCCAATAGTGCCATCCTGTTGCTCGACTAATCACAACCTCTCTAAAGTCGGTCGGAAGTCCTCGACTACTATCATTTTTCAAGGCTAGAATTAGCCTACGCATTAATTTTTTTTTTGCTTAGCAGGAATACTTGTTGCCAAAATCCTACCCTCAACCTCCTTTTGTAAAAATTCAAAATCTATTTTAGGTAACTTTTTAATATTTTCTGGTGTAGAAGGAATTTCTTTTCCTTCTTCATCGGTAAAGTCCCATTTGGCTACCATTGCCTCTAAAGTGGCATCCATAGCTTCGTAGTACTTACTAGCACGCAAACTAATAGGTTTAGCCTTTTGTTGGTCAGCTTGGACAGACACTTCTGTGTCTGAAACATATATCTTGTCGATTTCCAATGAATCCTGAGCTAAGATACAGTCGTAAATCCAAACAGTACCACCCGTAGAAGGCAGTGTTACCTTAATAGTTTTTCTAAAATCTCTTAAGACTGGCATAAATTCTCCTTTTTTTTTAATTATTTGCTATAATACCTATATGGGCATTAAACTTTTTTACTTTGGTACTAACCTTGTTGGGGTCGGTATCTGTATAACTTTATTTTTTATACTCCTTCTTTGCATTGCGAAGAAACTTCGCTAATCCAACAACACCTACCCGCAGGCTTAATTACTTAAGCCTTTGGATAGGCATCGCCAATTTAATAATCTTCCTTCATTCTTCATAACTCTATCTATTTTTAATAGACTGATGCTTTTTCATTTTGCAGTCTGACATCCACTAATCGAGCTCCAGAATCTACATCGTCTTCAGCAGTAAAGTTAGCTGTGACAGTGTAGAAGTCGTCCAATCCAGTAGATACTTCTGCTTCATCTAGTCTAAACTCTGGGATTCTAATTCTTAATGATTCACTAACGTTACCGCTAGCGGTCATGATCATTGATCTCTTAGTTAGTGCGTAGTACGCATCCCTATCTGTGACAGAGTCAAAGAATAGAGTATAAGATCCAGAACATTTGAATCCTTTTGTTCGAATTGCAGACACATTATCGCTACCACTTCGGTGTATTACCTCGAGGTTATTAGCGAATGTGATACTGAACTCACTTAAAGGTGTAGTTGCAGCTGTACCAGCAGCAGTAAGAGTGTTACCAAATTGAACAAAGTAATCCTTGAATCCAAGGACTGTTCCTGATGTGGTAGTCTCTGTCTGTCCAGTGCCAGCAACAGGGTGCTTAGCTTGAAACGAAGCAGTTAAGGTTGCAAGACCATCAGACACCTCCAGTGTCAGCTCATCGACCGCAGAGTAAACATATTGCTCTACGTCCGTTTGCCCACGACTCTGGATCAGGGTTGCAGTTTTAGGAGCATTTCCTGATACGGTTGTGTAAAAAGTGTGATTGTCTGGAGAGCCCGTTGTAAGCTGCTCATTGCCCAAGGCTAGCTTAAATAAGTAGCCAGAATTAACTACATCACATAGCATTGAAACGTCACCTTCAGACCAACGTCGACCCAAAGAAGAGTCAGAATCCATAAGACGTGATGCCCTAGAACTAATATTTTCCAAAGGTTCATGATGCCCACGTAGACTGATGTCAGTATACGGAATGAACACCGCAGCGGTAATATTAGCTGACCCTGGTGATGCCTCAATAGCAAGACCTAGCGACCCAGTTCTTCCAATATCTATTGCCATATTTTCTTTCACCTCCTTCAAGGTTATGTTGATGCTACTAATTCGTTGGCATCAACTCTAATTTCTAAAACGCGTGTGTCTAATTCTCTATTAACATAACTTGCATCATACCCTATAACATTAACATACTTACATGCTCCAGATAAAGTAGTATCCATATCTAAAGTAGCTTGTAGCTCATTCATAACGTCTGCAGCAATATCTTCTGCTACTTCTACTCCTTGACCTGTCTTAGATGATTGCTCTTGATAAACACGAATCCAATATCCTTGTCTCCTAAAGTTTCTCTGAGTATCAGCAAATTCTCCATCTCCATCTCTAATAGTTAATACTGCATAGGGGTATTTTCCTTTGGGGTTAGCTGTTGGGTAATCAAATGCAGCTTTAAGTTCCTGCATGTCATTTAATTTTTCTAGTAGTGCTGTTCTGATTGATATAATACTCATATTTTTACCTACTATAACTAGCTACTATTTTTGTTCCTAACATATTTGTCCATTTATCTGCTGTTGATTCCAACCAAACAAATGTTCTCTCTACAAATTTGTTTGCCTTATATCCTTTTGTAGCAATGGTTCTCGCCAAAGCAAAGGCTGCTCTTTTCGGATCAGCAAAACCCTTTATTTCTGCCCATCTTTGTAGTTTTTCAATTGGTGGTGGACTTTGTGATTTATTATCTCTTCTCTCTAATGCGGAACCATAAAGCAATGAAGCAAAAATCATTCTCCATAAAGGTTCTTTTTGTACAACAATGCTTTGAGCCAAATTTCCACTAGCTACAGGTGCTTCAGAAGACATTTTATCCTTTGTTTCATCTGACATAGAATCAAGTACTGATTCAGTATTTGGCTTTATAGAGCTAGCCATGTTTTTTAACCCGTTGATAGCATCGCTGGCGTCAATTTCTATTTTATACATATTATTCTATTTCCCTTTCAGGTTGTACTAACAAATACTCCACATGAGGAGCCAAGCTAGGCGTCATCCAGTTAGATTTACCTTTAACAATAAAGATTTCATTTAATTCGCTGTCAGTTACTTTATCTCCTTCAAGTATTCCAGAAGCGGTAGTAAAACAAATAAATGTTTGACCGAAGACGCCACCTCCGATTACTACATCTTCAGCTTGAGCTGGCTGTATGTTGCAAGCTATATTTTGTAAAGGTGCATAACTCTGATAAGACTCTTTAGTTGAGTCTCCATCGTCTGCTGTTAACCTTGATATATCTATTACTCTGTCTAAAATTAATGACATTTAACTCTCCTCGTTGCTAAATTAAAGTTAAAATAACTTTCCCAATTTTTTTCATAATGATTTACTAAACCAAAATGACAATCTTTACAAAGAGTAATTCCGTTATTAGGAGAAAATCTCAGTTTGATATAGTCAATAAATCTTTTAATATGATTAGCATTTAATTCTCCTCCTATTTGTCCACAAATCTGACAAGTATAATGATCTCTTTTAAATATTATTTCTCTCCATATTTTTAAATCAAAAGCATTTTCAACTCTTGTTAGAGTATTCTTTACACAAATACCACCCTTCCAGTTAGGATTTTTTTCCTTCGCCCACAGTCCATTTTTAGATTTAGATATTTTTTTTCGAGTTTCCAAAGTATGGACTTTCCCTTTTTGGCTATTTGCTATTTTTAACTTATGTTCTCGAGATAAAGATCCTGTTTTCAACCCCTTATTCCATGCGGGGATACCTTTGCTTCTAGTTTTAATACCATTAAGCCCTTTATTCCAAGGCTTTAATTTTCCTAGAGCATACAATTTCTTTTTAGTTATTGCTGATTTTTCCACAATTGACTTAGGCATTTTCATTCCTTTAATAAATTTTCCTGTTTTATTTCTCATAATCCTTCTAAAACCAATTACTACTAATACGATAAGGCATAAGCAATTGTTTTGCACTCTTAATGAAACCACTCTCTCCATCTTTAGTCTCACTCCAACGCTTAGTTAATCTGCCTTGCGTCACAGATGCCAAGCCTTCTTTGTTAGCTTGACGCATAAATGTATCTGCTAGGTATAAAGTAGTTGCTAATTTGATTGGTTCAGGAACACTAGTATAGCCACCTATGTAGCTAATTTTTGTAAAATATCTTGAAAATTTAATGTTAGAAAAGCTTGTTAATGTGATTGTTCCAGTACTAGACATCTCACTACTTGGGTAAATAATGACTCTATCAGAAGCGGGTATTATATATCTGCTATTGCCATCAGCGTCTGTTAAATCAAGTGAAGTAGATTCTGATCCTCTAATAATACTTATAGCTGAGACTGAGTTGATAGGTCTTTTACGAGGGTGAAGAACCAGATTAAGATCCCCGTCAACGCGGGATTCAGATTTTTCATCCACTACTGATTCATTCCAGATACCTGATGCTGTTGTGTAGCCTAAGAAGTTGTTTACACTAACTTCAGAAGAACTAATCCAAGTATCAATTTGACTGCTAAATGAAGCGTCAATATCAACAAGCAATAAGTTCTCTAGGTCTACCTCTGTCGCGTAACCAAGGTCACTTGCCACAAAATCCTCCTTTTCAGGGTACTTTATTAATGGTAGCGTTAGGTTTGAGGAAGCTAAACTGCCACCTGATAGTCTTGCGTGGAGGTATACCCTCCTAGTTTATCTCTTCCAGAGAGAGCCAAAAGAGACAAACTAGCAAAGTACATAATGCACTTTGTTCTCGCTCCCCCTACAGAAAGTAGGAGGAAGCGAAAAACAATGTGCCTTCGCGAGAGCCTTAAAAATTAGGCACCAGTGTTGAATTTCAACTGGAATGGCTCTCCGATCACTTTACAAGCTGTTGCTTCGACGATAAAGCTGGTGTATGAGAAGTTAGATGATGGTACATCTACTCTTGATACAGGAATTAAATCCTCCATCTCGATCCAAACTTCGCCTGCTGGTGATTTCTCGGTCAATAATAGACCTCCGTAACCAACAAACCTGCTTGGCTTCACATCAATTAATGATTGTGTGACAGGGTTAACTATCTTAGATAGTGCCATACCACCAATCACTCCAGATATCTCAGACTGAGCGACAACATTTCGCTGAATAGAATTAGATTTCTCTAAGTCATCCGCTAATGCTTGAAGCTGTCTTGCTGAAGCTACTAACAAGGTTGGGTCTGCGCCGACTGCATATAGAGTCTGGCACCATGATCCAACACCTGAAGCTGTAACGAACGTCACATTACCAGAATTAGTAGTGACCTGTTTATTGATTCCACTAAATTCACTGGTTCGAAGAGCTACGTCACCTGCGATGATTAACTCTTCTTCTCCCAATAAAACTTCGTGAATCTTAATCATTTCACGACCTTTCTGCATGTCTGGTTCTCCGTCACGATCTCGGGAAGCGGCTAATGCCAAACCTCCGACTTCTAGCTTACGACCCAAGAGTTTGTACGCTTGGACTGTTGCACTATAAGTCTGACTAGTCTCACTTGGAGCTGCTGCGTCAGCAAACACGATTGTGGTAGCTGTACCTGTAGCTGCGTTAGCAGTTGGGTGCATACCTGCGTGGATTGCTGATGTCATCTTCTTCCACTCTGCGTGTTGACCGCTACCATCCTTTCTTGGAAGCCTATTTCTAAGTGGAGTATCCACAGGAACTAGGAATTTAACCTTCTCGTCTAGATTCTGTGGTGAGAAAACAGAACGAGTGGTTGGTGAGAAAGTGTAGCTAGATGTTGTTTCAGCTGCTTTTAATAGCTGATCCTTGATTTGATCAAGGGCTTCTGTTGCAATTTTGTTCATATATATTTTCACCACCTTTCGATGAAATAATTACGACTTTTAATGGGTTGTCGTTTTTAAACCCTTACTTTGAGAGTGTCCTTCTCCTCTAGGAGACTGACAGCTTTCTGCCACTTATTCTCTGATTGATATCTCTCTAGGTTCTGTGTTTTAAGATCATTTAGCTCTTTAAGCTCTTTATTGATCTCCTTAACACGAGCTGTATCTTCTTCAGATACATCTGCACCTTTCGAAACAACAACAGTTGAAGCGACTTCTGAAGGCATTGGCTGGTCTTCTATAGCCTTGATTCTTGTCTCAAGACCTTCAATACTCTTGCCAAATTTCTTAAGAGATTTAGCGACTTTCTCTAATGATCCAGTCATTTTCTCTAGTTTTTCCGCGCCTTCTGGAGAAGCGTCTTCCACGACTTCTTCCTCCTCTGCTGGAGCTTCTTTCTCCTCTGCTTCAGGAGCAGCTTCTTCTGAAGCTTCCTCATCAGCAGGTGCGGCGGCATCAGCGTTCTCTTCGTTCTTAGCTAACATTGCGTCTAGCTTTTCAACGACAGATTTTAGAAGATCAACGGTTTTGTCAGCTTTTTCCTCGGCAGGTTTGTCTCCCTCTGGAGCTTCCTCTGCTTCCTCTTCTTTAGCTGGCTCTTCCTTTTTCTCTTCCTCTTTAGCAGTCTCTACTTTCTCTTCTACTTTCTCTTCTACTGCCTCAGCTGGTGCTTCTTCTTTCTTTAACTCTTCTTTTTTTTCTACCTTAACTTTCTTTTTCTTTAACTCAACTTTGTCTTTTTTAGCAACTTTTTTCTTTGCCATATTTTTTTTGTTTTCCACCTCCTTTATAGTTTTACTATTTAATAATGATATAGTGGTGTCAATCTGATAGTCTTTTTCAGTTAATTTAGTATCAAAATTGGCTGGATTCCCCTTTGTTTTAAGAGCTCCCTTCCAATAATCTCCATAAAAATTGATATTTACTGCTGGAATATCTTTCTTTTTTTTAGCTTTAGTTTTTTTCATAATTCTTCTTTGCCATTAAAAAACCACACGCAAATACGTGTGGTACACTTCGACCCCCCAAAGGGGAAGGACCGACCTATATGTATTATTACTACCTACAAAAACCTTTGTCAAGTGTCACTTTGATTTACCCTTGACTTGATTTTTAGACTTACCTTTGCGTTTACCCTTTTTACCAGAGGCAGAGAAGAATCCCCGCTTACTTGGAGTAAGTGCATAAGTATCAATAGTCTCAGCAGGCATTAGATCTGTACTGCTTCGTCTACAATTACTTGTGGACCTTTAACAGGTACAGTTGGCTTGACGGTTTTATTTGGTTTTTCTTTATCGTCTGTAGTTTCCTGTTCTAATACAGGTAATGTTTTAGGAAGTTTTTTCTTGCCCATATTGTTTAACCAAGTATTTCTCTTAATTGATCGAAATAGCCTGGTGTCCAGTTTTTGTTGATGTGGTTTTTGATTTCACCAGTAACCTTTAATATTTCCTTGTCAGATTTACTGAGTTTTTCAACCTTTTTCTTTTCAACAACATGCTGTTCTCTATAAAGAGATTTCTCAATTTCTTCATGACGCATCTCATAAAGAACTTTTTCAAATTTTTTCTTATCCTCTTCATTTAAAATTTTAGCAGCTAATTTCTTTAATAAGTTTAATGCCTTCTGCAATTCAGTGATTGATCTACCTTCAACTTCAAAAATACTAATAAACATTCTAATCTCTCTAGCAAGATCAATAACTGCTCCAGCAGCTAGCACTTCTTCATTTTGTATTTCCATAGAATCTGATCCCTTTTGTAGGTCAATAGCTTTACCTGATTTATTTATCTTTACCATAGCGAATATTGCCTCTGGATTAGCTGGTCTATCTACTAATGAAATTTCACTTAGTCTAATAGACTTAATCCTATTTTTTACAGCGTGGACAACCTTGCCTCCAATTGAGAATCCTGCATAGACTCCCTCTTTAACTTTTTTCCAAGCATTGTCATCTACAACTTTAGCATCTATTAAAAGTCCTTTTTTGTCAACTCTTGCACTCATTGTTTTACCAACAGCACTTGATTGATGCATCTCACGGATGTTTCCAAAACGGAATCTTGAATTCTCTTTATCAAAATCACCAAGGTATCCTGGTAGAGCTTTTATAATAGCCCCTCTCTCTACAACTTCACCATCAGAATCTAAGGCTTCAGTACTGGCGTATCCGCTGACAATTTTTTTGTCTTCGTCTTGTTTTGAGAATGGTATGAATAGGTTTAGTTTATTCTTCATATTTTTATTAACTTAAAGTAGTAGTACTTGAGGTACTAGTTGAGGTACTTGTTGATGTACTAGTTGTAGTGCTGGTTGTAGTACTAGTTGATGTACTAGTTGTAGTGCTGGTTGTAGTACTTGAGCTAGTAGTTGTTGAGCTAGTTGATGTACTAGTTGAGGTTGTAGTGCTTGAACTAGTAGTTGTTGAACTAGTTGAGGTACTAGTTGAGGTTGTAGTTGAGGTACTAGAAGAAGTACTGGTTGATGTAGTAGTTGAGGTACTAGAAGAAGTACTGGTTGTTGTAGAAGTTGAAGTACTAGAAGAAGTACTAGTTGTAGTACTTGAGCTAGTAGTTGTTGAGCTAGTTGATGTACTAGTTGATGTAGTTGTAGTGGTGCTAGTACTTGTTGAAGTGCTGGTTGTCTGACCAGTAATATCTATAACAACACGAAGACCATATGTTCTGTCTTCACCATCGTCATCATGAGTAACAGTTATGTCATCTCCAGTAGCAAACCAAAGTGGTTGAGAAGGAATAAAGATTCCATTAGTCTGAGTGCCATCAAAGTCAATTGTACCAACGGTAGCATTGTAAGCAGCTCCTAGCCTAGAAATCAAAATAACATTAACATCCTTTGCTGCTGTCCCATTAAACTTAACACTTACATGGTTAAGACGGAATGGACCATTAATATCTGTAAGATAATCAATGTCTCCTGTTCCTGTTTCAGCCAACTCTATTGTGTTAGGACTTTCCTCAACACGCAGAGCACCCCTGTGACGAGTGACTGTTGGCCGCACTTCTGCGGCTGTATATTCTTCTGCAAATGGTATGTTTCCGCCCATAATTTTTCAATAAAAAAGCCACCAGAATGTCTGGTGGCAATTAAGCTTCCTCAATTAAAGCTAATTTACCCTAACTACAATATACACAATACCAAAAGAGCTTGTCAAGTACCAGTTTTTTTATATAGCTGATGAACTCTTTGTCTTGATACACCAATCTTATCTCCAATTTCCCTAAATGTCATACCACTTTCCCTCATTTCAAAAATATCATGAATATCACTAGTCAGTCCATGTCTTTTAGCATGACATGGACGACACAGTGTTGCTAAGTTTATTAAATCATTATTTAAAATACCTGCTTTTCTACCTTCATCAATGTGATGTACAATTAGAATCTTATCTTTTAAACTAGTAGAATCACAATCAACACATCTGTAATTGTCTCTTTTTAGACAACTAAAATACCACTGCCTATGTCGATAATAACATCTTTTTGCCCAATTATCCTTTTCTTTTTTCATACTTATATTGTAAAGGATTACTTGACAAGTATCAACTTTTTTTAACTAGACCTTAGTTTTGGAATGTTCATACCAACTTGCCCTAAATTGAACTATATTCTCACTAGCAGCATTATTAAATTTTCTAAGATATGTTGTGTTTTTTTTCAAAATTATCTCATTATCTCTCTGATCGCCGCCACCACTTGCGCTAAACTTGTCATTAGCACCCCACTTAGCACTAGAAATTAAATTTCCATTAGAATTAGCAAATGTGGCATTATTATATTGTTGGGTACAACAAGCTTCACTCGAGTCTCTGCTGTCCCTGAAAGCGTAGTATGTCCCTCCATATAATAATGATGTCCTTCATGAATTTCATGATGAGAAGAATCAATGCTTATTAAAGACGCTGTCTGGTCATCTAAATGTGCCCTAGCAGCTAACCTGTTTGGACCTTTAACAAATTGAAAAATTTATCCTTGTTTCATAATCTATTTCACCTCCCTTAAGGATCTACAATACTTTCGAATTCTTCATATGGCCTTGTTTTAGTTCCATGTGGTTTTTTTGGAGTAATAATTCCTTGTTTTTTTGTTCTGATAACGACTGCTGGAAGAATCGTTGTGCTGGTTGTAGTGCTGGTTGATGTACTGGTACTAGTAGTTGTGGTAGTAGTGGTTGATGAACTAGTGGTCGTTGAGCTAGTTGATGTCGATGTAGTTGTTGAAGTAGAGGTAGTAGTTGATGTAGAACTACTAGTTGTAGTTGAGCTAGTTGATGTAGATGTGGTGGTAGAAGTAGAGCTAGTTGTAGAAGTGGTGGTACTAGTAGAACTACTGGTCGTGGTGGAAGATGTTGATGTTGAGGTAGTAGTAGAACTACTCGTCGTGGTGGACGATGTTGACGTACTGGTTGAAGTAGATGTTGATGTACTTGTACTTGTAGATGTAGTTGTGCTAGTGGACGAGCTCGTTGTGGTTGAGCTAGTGCTAGTTGATGTTGAGGTAGTAGTAGAACTACTCGTCGTAGTTGAACTAGTACTTGTTGAAGTGCTGGTGGTTGTACTGGTAGAACTACTAGTCGTAGTTGAGCTAGTGCTAGTTGAGGTGGTAGTTGAAGTAGAACTACTAGTTGTAGTTGAACTAGTAGAAGTTGAAGTAGATGTACTTGTCGTAGTGCTACTAGATGTTGTTGTACTAGATGTTGAAGTGCTTGTGGTTGTACTAGTAGAACTACTGGTTGTTGTAGAACTAGTACTAGTGCTGGAGCTGGTGGTTGTACTGGTAGAACTACTAGTTGTTGTAGACGAAGTAGAAGTTGAGGTTGATGTGGTAGTAGTTGTACTAGTAGACG